CGTTGTGGCTGTTGAAGGTCCAATCGATGCTATTGCTATAGATGGAGTTGCATTGTTGGGTAGTGAGGTCAAAGAGCAACAGACAGCACTCGTAAACAGTCTAGGTAAACACGTGATTGTGGTTCCTGATAGAGATGAAGCAGGACAAAAATTAGTTTATGATGCTATGGAGTCTGGTTGGAGTGTGAGTATGCCTGACTGGAGTCAGGATATTGGAGATGTGAATGATGCTGTGTGTAAATATGGTAGACTTCACACTTTGTATACAATTATAAAGAACGCAGAAGATTCGCAACTGAAAACAAAACTGAGGATGAAAAAATGGTTTACATAAAAAAAGTAATATCATTTGTAATCTCTCCTATCACTAAATTGGTGTCTTACATCAAATACAGAAAGAAAATAAGAGAGTTACAAAAAAGAGACCCTTTTATATACAAGTAGAATGTACTACGTGATAGAGGGAATTCACAAGGATCCTAACAACAAAGAAACAATGGATCCTAAAACAAAGAAGGAATACGGACCTATGTCAAAAATAACAGCAAATGATTTAGCCGTAGCACTGATACAAAAAAACATTGATGATTTTTATCATCGAGCATGGGTAATTGAAAAATGATAGTATGGGGAATCACAGGTAACAATCATGATGCCAGTTTGGCAGTCATGGAATGGAGAGTAGCAGGACTAACAGATCATTATCATCTAAAATTAAAATGGGCAGGAATGTCTAAAGACTTCAGCGGTATACCTGGAGATCCTACACTTTGTCCTAAACTGATGGCAGAAGTAAGATCAAATCCCAAATGGGCCTACCCTGCAAAAATATATTTTTATGAAAAACCTTTCAAAAAAACTGTGCGTCAACTGATAGCAGGTCAAGGTTGGAAATGGAAAGAAAATAATATTAAAAAGTTTTTAAGTAAATCGGGTATTCACAATGTGCCAATAGAATATGTTAATCATCATGAAAGTCATGCGGCATATGGATACTACACTTCTCCATATAGAGATGCCGCAGTTGTTGTTTTAGACAGCATAGGAGAGTTTGAAACTTTTACAATATGGCATGGACATGGCAATAAATTAGAAAAGAAATACACACAAAGTTATCCACACAGCATAGGTTTATTTTATTCAGCAATGACACAAAGGGTTGGTTTAAAAGCAAACGCAGAAGAACATAAATTTGAACAACTTGCTAAAAAAGGTTATTGGAGAAAGTATTACAGAATGTTTATGGAAGAATTAGTTGATACAAGAATGCCTTTCAAAACAAGAATTAATTTACATAGAGGTTGCAACTGGTGGAGACCTGAATTAAACACGGAACAAGATTTGGCAGACATTGCCGCAACCACACAACATATTTTTGAACAAGTGTTAATGTGTGCCAGTTCATGGATACAAATGAATATTAAAACATCAAACATAATTTTGGTAGGTGGGTGTGCGTTGAATAAAACAGCAGTAGGCAAATTAGAATCTGTTTGGGATGACATATGGGTACCAAAAAATCCTGGAGATCCGGGAAGTTGTATAGGTGCTGTGCTTGCCAAATATCACAAGCACATTGACAATTCAAACGAAATGTGGTATAATAAGGACAATGGTAAAACAAAATAAAGATTATGGATATGAGATACAAAAACTGTATCTCGAAATGATGTTAGGTGACGCAGAAACGTTTGTGCGTTGCCAATCTATATTTGATCATTCATTGTTTGATAGAAAACTTCAAGAGACAGCAGACTTTGTTAACAAGTATGTGGCAGAATATAATTCATTGCCAACATATGATATTGTAAACAAATCTTGTAACGTTAATTTAAAACAAGCAGAAAATTTAACAGAAGAACATTTTACTTGGTTGTTAGATGATTTTGAAACTTTTGTAAGACATAAAAGTTTAGAAAGAGCAATACTAAAATCTGCTGATATGTTAGAAAAAGGTGAATATGGTCCAGTAGAAGAGTTGGTCAAAAAGGCTGTACAAATAGGACTACACAAAGACATAGGTACAGATTACTTTGATGATCCAAAACCAAGACTTATGGGACTGAAAAATCAAAATGGTCAAGTCAGCACAGGGTGGTCAACACTAGATAAAAAATTATTTGGTGGTTTTAACAAAGGTGAGTTGAATATATTTGCTGGTGGATCTGGTGCTGGTAAAAGTTTATTCCTTGCTAACTTAGGATGTAATTGGGTACTCAATGGATTAAATGTTGCTTATGTTTCATTTGAATTAAGTGAGGCACTTGTATCGATGAGACTAGATTCAATGCTAACAGATGTGCCTGCTAGAGAGATTTTCAAAGATTTAGATGGTGTTGAAATGAAAGTCAAATTGCTTGGTAAAAAAGCAGGTAAGTTTCAAATAAAATATATGCCAAGTGGTAAAAATACAAACGATTTGAGAAGTTATATCAAAGAATATGAAATAAAAACAGGCACAAAACTAGATGTGATACTTGTAGACTATTTGGATCTTATGATGCCTATCAGTAGAAAAGTATCGCCAAGTGATTTGTTTGTTAAAGATAAATTTGTATCTGAAGAATTAAGAAACTTGTCAATGGAATTGAATGTTATCTTTGTAACAGCATCACAGTTGAACAGAGGTGCTGTTGAAGAAATAGAATTTGATCACTCGCATATATCAGGTGGGTTAAGTAAAATACAAACTGCTGACAATGTGTTTGGTATATTCACAAGTAGAGCAATGAGAGAACGTGGCAGATATCAAATACAATTAATGAAAACAAGATCATCTAGCGGAGTTGGTCAAAAGATTGATTTAGAATTTGATGTGGACAGTTTGAGAATAAGAGACCTTGCTGAAGATTCTGAATATCAAGAGTTTGATAAACGTAAGAGTACAATATACAATTCATTGAAAAAGACATCAACAGTTACTGAAAACGATGCTGAAGAACCAAAAGAACTAAAAGCACCAGACCCAACAAAAGGCGACACTGTTGGTCGTATCGAAACAGGCAACACTGACCAAACAAAGTTGAGGGACTTTTTAAAGAACCTTGATGGCGATGAATAAACAATACAGAAGAATAGTAATTCCAAAAGGTTTAGATTTAGGAACCAGCAGACGTACTTGTACTCAGTTGGCAAACACAATTAGTATAAGTTCTGGTTTAGAAATATTTTCAGATGTTGAACATATTCACCAAGGAGATTTAGTAATACTTGGTGGTGTTGGTGGACACGATGGATTTCAAAAGTATCATGAATCTTTTCAAGAAAAAAATATCGATTATGTGAATGTTGAAAAAGGATATTGTAATTGGTGGAAACCTGTTTTCTGGAGAGTTACATTCAACGAAAATCAAATTTCAGATATCAAAGGTGAATGGACAAATGAACGTTTTGTAAAATTTAATATGACTATTAAGCCTTGGCAAATGGGAGAACAAGTGTATATTGTTGCTCCTAGTCAAAACGGTTTAGAAGTATATGGTATCAAACAAAATGTAGATCAATGGATAGAATCTACTACACAAGAAATTAAAAAATACACAAACAGACCAATTAAAGTAAGAAAGAAACTGCCTAAGAAAGCAAGAGGTTCAAGAGGATTCTGTGATTCATTAGAAAATATATACTGTGTGGTTAGTTTACACACCATGGCAATGACTGAAGCATTACGAGAAGGATGTCCTATAATCAGTCTTGTTCCAGGCTGTCTAAAAGATTACAGTGTGAATTCAATTGATAAGATTAATAATTTATACTATCCAGAAAATAGACAATATCTGTTTAATTGTTTAACTAATTTACAATTCAACTCTGACGAATTAATATCCGGTTTTGCTTGGAACACTATTAGCAAATACTACGGAATCAATATTACCAAAATCTAATCACTGCACAATCAGATATAATAAATATTGTTTTAGGCAGAGAGGCAAACAATGACTGATTTAGAAAACATACAAAGGCTCACTGAACGTTTTAAAAGGCAAATGCCCAACGGTGAAGTGTACCAACAAAGACTTGCAGAAGAATTCGAATTAATTCTTAAACAAAGATTCACAGAATATTTCTTAAAAATTTGTGACATCATAGACATCACATCAGATCTAAAACACATGACAAGAGGTTCCGCAGGATCCAGTCTTGTGTGTTATCTGTTAGGTATCACAGATGTTGATCCAGTTAAATGGAACATACCTGTAGCACGTTTTATGAATCCACTGCGTGATGATTTACCTGATGTTGACATAGACTTTGAACATCACAAACAAGCAGAAGTTATGAACCGCATCTTTAAAAAGTGGCCTGGCAAAACAGCAAGAATATCCAACTATGTAAAATATCAACCCAAGTCAGCAAAACGTGAAGCGGCAAAGCGTTTAGGTGCAAAAGGCAAACTGCCACGCAAATTCAAATACGAAGATTACGATATCGATCCTGTTGAAGCAAAACGTATAGAACAAAAACTGTTAGGCAAGAAAAGATGTATATCTAAACACTGCGGTGGAATCATAATGTTTGATAGACAGTTACCTAAAAGTTTAATTTCTGCTGACAATCAAATACTGCTGGACAAATATGAAGTTGAAGACTTAGAACATTTGAAAGTTGACATACTTGCTAATCGAGGATTGAGTCAACTGTTAGAAATAGATCCTGATATGAACTTAACAGACTATCCTATGGAAGACCAAGCAACTTCAAATTTATTGAGCAGAGGAGATGTGCTAGGAGTAACACAAGGAGAGTCTCCAGCAATGCGTAGATTGTTTAGAGCAATACAACCTAAAAGTGTATATGACTGTGTGTTCGCAACAGCAATGATACGACCGGTAGCAATGACAGGTAGACAAAAAGCATCCATGTTCAATGACTGGACCAAAGAAGGTGTACAAGATTCTATTGTGTTTGAAGATGATGCTATTGAAATTATTTCTGAGATTATAGGTATAGATATGTATGAAGCAGATATGTATCGCAGAGCATTTGCTAAAAAGAACGATGAAAAAATTATAGAATTTGTAGATAAGTTAGGTAATCATCCACGCAAACAAGAAGCAATCAATACACTGATGACACTGTCTGGTTTTGGATTATGTAGAGCCCATGCGGTCAACTTGGGCAGATTGATTTGGGCACTGGCATATCAGAAAGCACACAATCCTAAAAAGTTTTGGGAGGCTTGTTTGAAACATTGTGAAGGTTCATACAGACGTTGGGTGTACAACACAGAAGCAGAACGTTGGGGCATAGATAATGAACCTGGTTGGTGGAGAAGAGGATTTATTCCTAAATGTCATGTACAACAACAGTATCTAGATTATGTTCAGTTTGCCGGAGTTATTGCCAATGGTAGAGTTTTCAAAGGCAAAAATGGCAAGTATGTAACATTTGTCACACTGGGAATAGGTCCTGGAGAATACATAGACATCACAGTTAAGAAACCGTTCAGTCACAAAGATGGAGATGTTATTGTGGGTAGAGGCAAAATCAAACATCATAATAATTCAGACTATGTGGAATGTCAAGATGTGGAACTGCTTTCATTCCAGCAATGGCTGGCGGACAGCAAAAATTCCGCGAAGCGGTAAAGCAGAAATTTCAACTCCGCGTAGCGGTAAGCACAGCGAAATC